CTAATCATTGAAGTCCCACTAGGAACATAGTCACCACTAGCGATATCTGTAGTGGTTGCACCAATTACCCATTTTGTATAGTTTGCGGCGGTAATTGTTGATCCTGCACTACGCAAATTGGTAGAAAATTGGTTATTCAAATTATATTTGACCGTATAAAACTTGTAGGTGCTTGACAAACTGCCAGTAGTAAATTGTGTAGTAGCCGCCGCCGACGGCGACAAAGTTTCAATCAGTGCAACCGCGCCCAACGATTGCCACGAACTACCAGAATAATATTGTGTCTGGTCGGTTGCCTCAATATAAGCGAACTGGCCCTCGGCTAAAGTCTTTTCGCCTGTGCCACCGAACGCCGCGTCGCGCGTAACAGTCGTTGCAAACACTGGTATGCCAGAGTTCGTGATATTCATGTCTGCCGCTGTCAGGACTTCGCCTGCCGTATAAACGGGGACTGTGGTAACTGCGTTTGCTCCCATAATGCTCCTTATCCTAAGACATTTTCTGTGTCGATTGTGCCATATACCAGATCATCCAAGATCAGCTCATACACCAGCGTGGTTGGGCTAGTGAACAGCGTTATGCGGTGGCCTGTCGAAAGGTCGATCTCGTGTTGGATGCCCTCGATGGCTAGTTCTTGTGCCAGCGATGTGATCGTGACTCCGCTGGTAAATGACTTTTCTATGGTGATCGTGTTGCCGATCTCGAGGACTGCCACGGTGTCGCGCTGGGCATCGGTGAGGGATGCGAACAGGGTGGACACATTGGTGTAACGCGCTTCAGGCTGGCCTACGAGCAGATAGTTGGCTAGGGCTAGGGCTGCTGTGTCGTTGTGAACTAGCGCGTCACCGATTGCTGTGGTCTGAATGAAGTAGGTCGCCTGCGAAGTCAAGTCCTCAGCGATCTCTGGGCTGGTCGCTCCAGCGTGTTGCACCGAGGCTCGGTTGATGACCTGATTAGCCTCAAACGAAATGCCCACATTGTCGTAAGGAATGGCTGTGCCGTCATCGTGGAAGTCTGCTACTGACGCTGAGAGTGTGTTGCCGATGCGGTCTTGGAATGTGAAAGTACCGTCGCGCGCGATAAAAATGCGCCCCTGTACTGACTCGTTAATTTTTGCCATGTAAGCAGCAACCGATGTTCCGTTCGGGACAGTGTACGCAGCTGCGCCGCCAAGCGTAATCGTCGAGGTTTGGATGCTGCGCTCACCTACTCCTGTAAAAGCGTTAACTTCGGGCAAGTTTAAGACTGCTGCTACTCGAGCGCTAGCAAGTTGCTCGGTGACATTGAACTCGTTTAGATAGGTCTGGCTGAGCAGATAAAAGTCATCAGCGCAAGAGACACTTACGGTGTCAAGACCACCAAGGTTAAAGCCATACGAGTAGTCAACGATGTAGCCGTTGAACAGTTCCTCGCCTTCACGCGTAAGCACGACCTTACGCATAGGGGCTAGACCCGGCACAGCCTGAGCAGTGTCGTAATACGGTGACTGGGTATCGAACGGGTTAAAGATGCCGCCCGTAAATGTGTCGTTGAGATCAAAGCTCATTGAGCCAGCAGTGAACTGGTCGCCGATGTCTCGACGGCCTCTAAACACGCTGATGCCTGTAGCGCCGTCGATCACGGAAGCAAACTCTGTCGTGCCATCCAGCACATAATCGGTTGAGTTAAGAACACCCTTGACTGGGTCATCAAGCGTGAACGCGTCCACAAGAAAGCCTGTAGCGATCTTGAGATCGTAAGACCCTGACTGGACGATCGTAGTAGCCATTAGGCGACCTGTATTTGTGCTGGGCCGTCCACTCGGTTCATGGCTTTAATGCTATTTACTACAGCACGACCAATGTCTGCTGATGTGGCTAAACCGCCGTTGACATTGACTGTGATTGGTGTGCCGCGCTCGACCATGAACTGATCGAAGAGGCTAGAAAAGTCTGCTGCGTTGCCTGTGATGCCATAGTTGCCGCCCATGTTGCCTGCATAGTTTTTGCTTAGGTCTAGGACGCTCGAGGACTTACCGCCGCCACCACCACCAGCTGCTGGGGCTGGCGTGACTAGGGCTGACTCGATCATTGCCAACGGGCTGCTGCCGATTGACCCTGTGCCGCCTTCACGCGCAAAGCCTGAGCCTCGAGCAGCTGGGGTGTCTAGTTCTGGCAGTGCGGTGTAGTCAAGCATTGGGACTAGCGGTATGAGGTCAATACTGACACCCGGTATCACATTTAGCGCGTTAATTAGTTGGTTCAGTCCGATGATCGCGGCGTTAATAATTTGGTTGATGCCGTTGGCAACTACCTTGACCGAGTTGTACACGCCGACAGCAAACTGCTTAAACGGCAGCATAAACTCTGCGATTGCTCGAGGGCCTTCGCGGTACAGCTCGTACAGCGCGGCAAGAGTAATCATGACTACGCCTAAGCCTTTAGCCAGCACACCAGCCGATAGCGATACCGTGGTAAATGATCCTGCCAGCACAGCGTTGCCAGCCGTAACGACTAACTGAAACGCGTTGTATGCCTTCATCGCGACATTGGCTGTCACTATGGCTGCTGTCATTGCTGCAACAGCGCCAATTACAATAAGCAGCGCCTTGGTGTTGTCTTGTAGGAATGTCGTAAAGTCAAGGACATAGGGCAGCAGTTTTTCCATGACGGGAATAAACGCTGCTCCGATGCTCTCCTTCAGTTCATCCATCTGGATGCCAAAGTTCTTCAGACCGCCCTCAGCACTGTTGGCAAAGGTCTCAGCTGCGCCGCCGACCGAGCCGTTAAGTGCCTGCATGATCTCATCGGCGCTCGAGGACGAGTCGATCACGCCCTTAAGCGATGGGTCAAGTTTAATCAGCGCAGCAGTCTGGCCTGCAAGAGCTTTAGACACTGCGACGCTGGCAGTCTCCATGTCAATGTTTTTGGCAGTTGCAAGGTCAGCGGTGACCGACATTGCTTTTTGTGACAACTCAAGCGAGCCTGTAGCGCGTACAAGGTTTGCCAACGCTGGGCGCAGCTGATCGTCAGCCATTGCGGTCTGCTTACTAAACGCGCTAATAGACTGCTCGACCGCTTTGATTTGGGCATCTGTGGCTTGTGTCGTGGTGCGTAACTGGCGAGCCAACTCGAGCTGTGCAGCCTCGTCTTCCATCGCTGCTTTAGTTGCTAGACCGATGCCAGCAGTTAATGCACCGAGCGCAGCAGTAGCAGGCAAGAAGGCTTTTTTAAGTGCAAAGCCTGTTTTTGCGCCTACGCCGTCAAGTTGCTGAAACTGTTTGATGGCTTTGTCAACGCCGCCGCCTTGGAACTCGCTAATGATGGGAATAGACAGTGCCATTAGTTCAAATCCTTTTGTATTTCGTTAATGGTTTTGAGCACCATTTTTTCCATTTCGGTCTCAATACCGCGCCGCGCTTTATAGACCGCTGGGCCAATCAGTCGAGTCCTACCCGGCATCGCCATTGCAAAGCCGCGCTCAGAGCTGACCGAGTCAAGTGATGTGCCTAAACGGTTTGTGTCTTTACGGCCTGCACCCTCAAACACTGCTGTCGCTGGGTTCTTTTGCTCGATCAGGATTACGCCGACAGCATTGCGTCGAGTATCGAAGCGCATCTTTACGCCTGACTGTGCGCCCGAGATTGTAAACGGGAATATCTTGCGGCCTCGATCAGACCATTTGCGCGCCATGCCAGACAATGGAAACTGGCTGTATGCAAGTTTTGCAGCTTGGATTGCTGGCTGTGCGATCGCTGTCGCGTCAGCCTTAAAGTCCTTTTGCAGCTGTGGGTCGATCTTGCGCAGGGCGTTAATCGTTTCCTTAAGACCGACCACTTCAACGCTGTGAGAGACAGGCATAGTTACTTCTTGCGGTGCATCTGCTCAAGCACATAGGTGACAGTGTTCAGGTCTCGCATAGTGAACTCGATCTCCTTTGGCCAGAAGCCTGTTAACGCTAGGACTTCGCAGAGGCTTCGCCGCCAAGTCCCTCGATGAAAGGGGTCTCGTCTGCTACCTCGTTGATAGGTGTAAT